ATAGGCAGTTCCTTAGCGTCTGCCATCCTATCCTCTGGAATTTCTTCCTTCTTCGGGGTAGCTGTCAGCGCATAAGCAGTGTCATACAGGCCAGACCCCGTTCGCCTAATGCGAATCACACCCTTATTTAGGGCACCCCAGTCACTGTAAATATCTACCAACTGATTCCAGAGAGTGTCGTTTCGCCCGAAGCCGAGAGAAACAATTCGGAAATCGTTCACGTTTTCACGGAAAGACTTCTTACCTCCAGGGCCTTCTACTTCTTCCCAGGAATCAACCCGCTTCTCAGTGTGAATAACATTGTGGACGTATGTCCAAAAAGCGAACTTGTGGGAGGGGCGCGCATCAGAAGGCACGTCGCTCATATCCACTCGTTCATCCTTCAGCACATTCGTCCATCGAGTACCGTTTCTAAACGTGTACAGATAAAGCTCGTCCAAAAGGTTGTCGTTCTCGTCACCAGTAGCAACGGAAGTCAAGAAAACCTGGTCTCCATCCTTGAGCCAAATTTCCTTATTCGGAGGGCCATCACCTGACCCAGCCCTCTGAGATTCCTCTCGACTGTTCTGAATTCGTGTAATCCCACCCATTTTATCTCCTTTACCACAAAGCCTTTTGATTGAGTACTTCGGCTAGTTGCTGAGCATTTCTAATTTCTTGGACATCTTTACATCCTATTGGCAACTCTAAATAGGATAACAGAAACCGATTGTTCATGTCAATGGTAGCTTTTGCTATTCCCCGCTGCCCAGCTTCATCACTGTCTAGGGATAGTACCACCTCAGTTGGGTGCAAGGTACTGATTAAATCAATCTGTGCTTTTGAAACAGACGCGCCCAATACAGCCACGCTAGGGTAGTTATGCTGGTCGAGCCACATGGCATCCAACGCGCCCTCAACCACAAACAAAGTCTCAACGGAAGATAAGTGATTGATACCGAATAAACTCTTTGACTTTGCCAGCCCCCTTGAAAAGAGATACTTGGGAGTGGCTTGTTGCCGTCGGGCAATCCACCCCAGGATTTCAGACTCTCGGGTTTCTATTGGAATCAGCAAGTCAAAATACTTATTGCATTTACATCCCCACTTCATCAAAGTTTCTTTAGTGAAGCCACGTTTGTATATCCAGTGGTTATCAGGAATTTCGGTTAATGGGCCAGGTTGCTCAACGGGTGTCGGGGGCATTTCTTCAGGACGTGTTGTGTTGGAAAAGGATACGTCCAGTTCCCAGGTCTGGGTTTCCAGTTCTTCGCTAATCTCAGCCCAAGGTCTCCCCGACAATTTCCAAACAAAGGATTTCAAGCTGCCTTGCCCACAACCAGCAAAGCATACCCACACACCTTTAGCCACATTTATGGAACAGGAGGCAGAGTGGTCATCATGGAAAGGACAATGAATAACAAACTCATCTATAAAAGGTACGGAAATACCATACCTTAGTAACACGGCATTCCAATCCGGCATTACCTATCCTTTTTATTCTTTCGAAGAAAGAGAACGACCTCATTGTGGTAGCCGTTTACATCTACAGCAACGCCATGCTTGATATCATCTACCGTGATGTTAATAGGAGCCTTACCTCTGCCCTTACTCTTGAGTGTTTTCACAACCACCGTATTTTCTCTGTCTATACTATTGCCAGTAATCCAGTTTAACAAGCCCATTTTATAACTCCTTCCTATTCCTAAAAGCTATCCCATTGATAATCGGGCAACTCGCTGATTTCGCCAACATCGACATTCCACTGCATAACAGTCACATCCTTAGCTAACTCACCATCACGGTATTTCTGGAACTGCACCAACCGCTTATCACTATCATCCTCTAGGGCGCACATTGCCATAGCTACGTCAGCCGCTCGAATCAGTGCATCACCGAAAGCAACTTGGTCTGCCCTTGGGGGGGTGAACATATTTGAGGCTTCGCGGGTAGCTTGCGTAGAAACAAGGATGGGAGTGTTGGTCGAAGTGGCTAAATTCTTCAAACCATAAAATAGAGCGTGTGATTGTTCCCACGCGGCTTTCTTGGTGTCGCTTGTTGAAATTAGGTAAACCCCGTCTATGACCACAAACTCAGGATTGTGTTTTCGTACTAACCCAGCAATGGCTGATAGCGAAATGCCCATCTGACCTGAAATATGGTCGCAGACTAGTAAAGATTGCTTGTTAGATTCCTGTAGGAACTTCGCGTATTGCTCTTCATCTATAGGATTCCCATGACGCAAATCACGATGAGAAAAATTGTATCCCATCATATTAGCCAGGACAACATCCAAACGCATGTTAATAGCTGTCTTTGTCATTTCGGTTGAGATGAGGAGCGTCCTGAAGCCTCGTTTAACAGCCGTAGCGGCACTGTGGACGCATAACCATGTCTTACCTATGGTTGGGCGTGCAAACATCGCTACAAGCTCTCCTGGCATCCATCCGACACCATTAGAGTTGATAGAGGAGAAGCTTGTGGGGATGCCCATAAGCCCATCTCCTAGTTGGCGTTTCTTAGTTCTTTCGCGCCACTCATCTAATCTGCTCAAAGCACCATCATCATAGGACTGGACATCCTCATCAAACACAACTTCAATATCTGTTAAGCCAACCATAATGCTTGCCAAAGCTTTTTTAGGGTTTTCTTTAATAATCTCTTTCTGGGCTTGGATGGTTCGAACAATCTGCCGCTGCAAAACCTGGTCTTTGAAGAGTTCTGTTGCATACTCAAAATTAACCGATACGGCAGTTTTGTCTAATGTGGGGAAATTCTCAGTTAGGACATCTGGAGAAGGGAACTCGCCATAATCATCGAAATAAGACAGGACAAATTTATACGCGTCCCCGTGCTTGGCAAAATCCTTCTCAGCATGTTTGAAGGTACGCAAATTTACTTTCGTGTCCAACCCGAACACAACCGCAGACTCAATGTACTCGAAACTAGGCATCTACTATTCCCTTTCTAATATGCAATACTCGACTGGAATCTGAATGGATATAGTAGCTTACATCGGATATAGGGAATTCGTCAACCACCACTCTCGCTTCCCGAAGGGTTTCATAATTGCCCTCAATCCAGGCGTTCTGTAAATCACCGCTGGTGGCAATGATTCTGAACATCCCTGGGTCTGCCTGTCGTTGTCGCACGTCATTCACTCGAAGTCTGTTTTTTTGTACTTTTTGAAGTAATCTCCCGCTCCGCCTTACCTGTTTTCTCATGTGCCCACTCCTTCAACTGCTTTAATACAAGCTTGTAATTCATTCTTTGCGTTGCTGTGGGGAACCAAACAGAATCTAGAAATAAGAATTTTTTCCACAATCGAGACATTTCAGGTGTTCCGTGTCTTTTAACAGCCCAGTAAACATTTGGATTATGGGAAATTAGATAGAATTTTATTCCAGCCACGAAATACGGAATATTGACAGTTCTATCATTACTGGATACACAAGTCAAGGTAGCACACGCCACATGAGCAGCCCCGTATTCATCTATAAGACCACGTAATCCATGCATCTCATTTCCGATGAAGCCCGCTCCCTTATATTCCACACCATGCTTCTCCACATACAGGGAAGTGAAGAGTGTGTAGATATCTTTAGCGTTATAATCTTTAAGAAAAGATGTACTCATCAGCTATGTCACCGAACTTTTCGCGCAAAGATTCCCGAATCTTATAGGCTGACTCCCCTGCACCGAATTTTCTTTTTAAGTCCTCAGTGATTTCGTCCATAGCAAGTCCGTCTAACTTTAATTTTAGGAACTCATGTTCCTTTGGATTCAATCCTTGGGCCTCTACCCATGCGTCTATCTCCACAGGACTCAAATAGTCTGTGGGGTCAATCAGAGCGTCTTTAATTTCCTCACTAAGATACTCAGTCTCAGCGTTAGAGATATCTATGCTTCGTGCCTCTGGGTGACGTTTTGCTTTGCTCATTAAGGTTCGAATCATGTTTACCATTGTTGTATGTAGGTAAGTATGGAACACGGCACCGCGTTCCTCATCGTAAGCTGTGGCAGCCCGTACAACTGCTATTCGTAATTCCTGAGCTATATCATCTCGCTCCATACCTACGATATAGACCCCAGCTAACATCTTCTGTATTTTTGGTTCCCATTGAATAATTAAATCATTATCTATTTTCATTGTCTTGTATGCCAGGAAGCAAGCTCGTAATTTTTCTACGAAAAGCATCCCCCTGTAACTGCCTCCATAATAAGGGTCTAGAAATATTGGCCTCCGGCAATGGGCGCAGATTTATTGGTCTACCTGACTTCATTTCGAGAATAGGAACTAAACCCTGGATTTGAGCATAATCTTCCCACGCCCCAAAACATTCCTCATAGCATCTATCAGGTGCTAATGTTAGTGCGGCCACGGTTTTAACTGTGCAAGTGGAATAATTTGATGCGTTCAAATTCAACAAAATTTTATTTAATTCCACAATTATTAGTTTGGCTAACTTGGGAGGAACCTCTTTATGATGAGATACCCAGTGAATCCCTGATATAATGGATAAAGGTTCTTGTAATTCCTGTCTGAATTGTTGGACAGCCTTCTGCCCCTTTTCAGGCAAAAAGTCAATATATTTTTCGAGTGCGCTCATTACGTATGAAATTTCCCCCAATGATTTTTAAAGAAGGAGGAATGAACAAAAAGAGTGGACAGCATTGCCCATATGATAATGCCGAAAAATATAAAGACGCTTGGGACAGTGGTGTACCGGGCGACAAATGCCCAGAACATATCTTCCCCTAAATGGAAAGACAGGAATGAGGCGAAAATAATCCAGAATTGTCGTCGAAAAAACATCCACTAACCTCTTAATTAGTCAGTCTTAGTGGAAGATTTTCCACACCCTTAATTATACATTATTTATTTAAAGGCGTCAAATTAAAATAGAGCTACGCGTTTTCCTCGATAGTAACAACGCCTACTACAATAAATTTTATTGTATCCTCTATTATACTTGTAAACTATTTCTCCACGTTTGCGGTAAAAGGGAATGCGGCACCAGGAACAATTTACTTTAATATTGTAGTATTCAAATGAGCAGTGCCCTTTACAAACGATTCGAGTTGTTGCTTCTCCGCACACCAAACAATACTTAACATATTTCATCTTGGCGCGGAGAGTGGGAGTATTAGTTTGCTTTAGCACTCTATGAATATATTGCCGAGAAACCCCAAAGTTTGTCCCTATTTGTTGTAAGGTGTCATAAGGGTGCTCATATTTATAGGCAACGATTTTAGCTATCTTTATCATTATCCCTTGCTGCATCAGAAATCTTATATGCAGGACGTTCAAATGGATGCTTTCTAAACCCACCATAGAAAGGTAGGAGGGAAACATAAATGATGAACCAAGGAAGAACTAGCCAACGCATCTGGTCTTTCCAATGATACCGTTCATGAGCCTGTACAGCGGGGTCATGGCGCACTTGATGTTCATAGATGATGAACGGCCACAAGGTTACTGCATGGACATGTTTTGGGAAAGGCCAAGGAATGTGTTTTACAGATAGTTCTATCATGCTTCTAACACTGCTACTCTAGCTGCTAATTTTTTCAATTCCGCTAATAGTAATACTGATAAATATTTATATTTAACCGACTCTGGTTGTGCGGAATCGTTAAGGGTAACTAAATTAGGAAGTATTGCATACACTTCTTCAGCGATTAATCCAAAACTCTGTTTCCCTATAACGGTCTGCAGCGCACCTGTAATTTCACCGTCTACTATTACAGGTTTTTGTTTATCTTTCCATTTAAAACTACGTGGTACAAGATTATAAATCGCAGAGGTATCAAT